AGGCTTGATCTTTTTCGTCCGCATCGCCTTTCATATTTAGAAGAACGTTGATAAGTGCAGACTCGAGATCTGAGTCGCTTTTGTTGAATTCGAAAAATCTCACAGGACTACTTCCCTGCTAGTTTACTGAACAATCTGTTTGATGTTTCAAACACTTCTTTAGATTCTCTTTGTTCTCTGCCTTCAGGTTCTGTTCCACCTGCTTCTGCGTCAGAGGCTCCAAACTCATCTGTCTCTGTGTCGTCCATCTCTGAGTCCAGTGAGTCTAGATCTGTGTCCATTCCCATCGTGTCATCGGCGCCCATAGGGTCTGATGCTACTTCTTCTCCGGTCAAAATTCTTACACCGTTGTCTAGCTCTTGTCTAGTTGTCGTTAAAGTGGCTTCCGCCTGTTCAATCGCTGGTTGGATTTTTTGTAGAAATGCGTCTGATTTATCAGCACCCATCTCGTCTCTGATTCTGTCTGCAAGTTCTAACATGCCTTCTGTTTTCATTGATGCTAGATCTTCTAGGAACGATGTTACTTTGTCCATCATGTCCTTTGCCGCTAAAATTAATTCTGATTGTTCTTCAACACCTTCTTTCATACCTAGTTTGTCCATTGCTCTATTGGCAACTGCTGTACCGGCCGCGGCACCTGCCGACTTCGCCGCTACTCTTCCTAGTGCCATTAATGGTGCTACTTCATTTGTCTTACTGTCTATAAGTTTTGAAGCCGCTTCTCTTTCATCTGGACTTAATGCTTGTCCTTTTTTAAGTTTGTCTTTGATTGGTGCTGTTGCTTTGTCTAAAACTGGATTGTTTGTGCCACCCATCGCCTCAAGTTTCCTTTCAGAAATGGCTTGATTAATGATGTCCAACATCATTTGATTCTTTTGATATGAATCATCTTTTAATTCTTGTCCAAAGTGTGTGTTCTGTGTAATCTCGTGGATCTTTGTTCTCACGTGATTTGCTGTGTCTTCTAACTCTTCTTTAGTGAACTTTGAAAGATCCATTGTTTGATTGAATCTTGATTCAAATTCTGCCAATAAACTCTCAGTTGTAAGTGGTTTTGTAAGTTCTATGCTTTGCATAGTGTTATTTATATTCTACGCTCCGAACGTAGAACTAAAGATATCTTGTATTTTGCCTTTGCACTCGTCCGCTAGGTGGTTTGCGGCATCTAGCCTATCCCAATAAACATCCTCTATCTGGTCATTCTTGCTTTTCTGTGCTTCTTTGATCATGCGTTTGGCGTTCTGTATGTCAAACAGTTGTGAGGCAAATTTAGTGTCTAGTTCTATGAGGTTAGAGGGCACATTCTTTTCATCGGCTAGGTGGTGTGCCACTAGTATTGCAGTCTGTTTAAGATTTATATCGTCGTATATAATTGTGGCTTCCATCATGTCTGCTATCACATACACATATCTAGTGCCGGACCACTTCTTTGGTACGATCGCTATGTTGCCTATCAGGATTCCTTTGGAGAACTGTTTGGGTAGATGTCGGAATGGCCTGCGAGCCTGCTCTTTGTGTGCCAGGTCCGCAAGTTTGCCTTTGAGACCATAGGCTTCTATCTGCTTTACCAGTTCTGATTTATTTTTTCTTTTCACTCCGGATCATCCTTATCTTTCTATTTAAAGCATATTGGACGTCGGTGTCAAGTTTCTTCCTTACAAATATGGCTTTATCTGCCAACTTCTTTGCCCTGTCTTGATCTTCTGCTGGTAGCGAACTGCCACGGAAGGATTCTTTGTAGTGTGATTCGATGAATTGCATATCATCATCGGTCACATAAACTTTAACTTTAGGTGCTATTTGTATGAACATTTATTGGTAATATATTAACCGGGCATCTTCATCAAGATAACCACCACTGTTGATAACAGTCCTGCCACTACTGTGCCGGCTGTTGCTATGATAGTTTTTGATGAACTTTTTTGTCCAGCGATCATGTCTTCATTCATTTTGCCTAGTCGCAATTCAATCGCTGAAAGCCTGTCATGTAGGCCTTTGTATCTCTCTGAGCACAGGTCAACGTGTGCTTCTAAATTCTGTTTTTCTAAATCTGTTGTACTCATTAATCTTATATACTCTTTTAGTTCCTTTTTGATCTCTCTGATCTCTTGACTTATAGCCTGAAACTGTGCCTGAAACATTGCCTTAATGAGCCTTTAAAAGTTTTTATTTTGTGCCTAAATGTATTGTTATTTATCTGTGGGTCCAGCGTACGAAAAGTACGTGTTTATAGTCTGCAAATTCAGTGTGTCAAACGTGCTGTTTGGAAACGTCACTGTCTCTTTGCAGAAACTCACCACAGGAACCTGATGGAAATCCTGTCCCAACAACGATGTTGGTTCTCCTATATCACCGTACACCCCAGACTGCTCAACAAAGAACTGGAAGTTCCATATGTTCTGTTTGCCCTTATAGAAATCTCCAAAGCAATGATTTGCCAGGTTTGGCACTTCCATCTTCATGGGAGGCGTCTCCCAGGTTATGTTACCCCTCAACTGGAGCAGTTGTACCACTGTGTTGAAGTTTGAATTCTGATTACGTGCAACGGCCAGGCTGTTTTTGTCATGTATCAGATCTCCTGACAGTGTCTTAAATGGAAACTGTTTTTTGAGATTACCATTGTCGGTAATATCTACCAGTGTGTGTATGTGATACTCGTACATAGGAATATTTAAGTCGTAAAAAAAGGGTGAGCAAATTAATGCCCACCCTTTTAATCTTAGTTAAAACTAACTTACCTTATTACGGATGTGCTATAAAGTCTGCTAGGGTTGACATAGTTACACCAGTTGAACCTGTACCAAAGTTTGATCCGGCTGTTGCCGCACCTGTTCCTTGGATTGCAACTTGAACGTCATCAGTAGTTCCACTTGTGAAAATACCTGACTCTGTTAATGGAGCCACCGCCGCGATTGTGTGTGCGTCGTTTGTTCCAGCAACGTCACCTGCCATTAAGTATTCTAATGCAGTGTTTAGTTCAGTTTCTGTCATGTTTGATTTCGCTAGGTTTAAAACTCTAGTTCTAATACCTAAACCATTTGAAGTTCCGGCTTTACCACCGTTACCTTGTGCTATTCCCGCCATTTTTAATCCTCCTTATTATCTGATTTAAATGACTTTGATTCCGCTCAGGAATCAAGTTGCAAGTATTTATAAATTAATTTGGTAAATTATGCTATAATATTACGATTTTGTCCATACTTCGTCACTTTTAGTGCGTTTACGGAATGTATAGCCTAGTTCTTTTAATATAGACTCACATTTAGACACAATATCTGACCTTTTGTCTCTTTTCATTTCTATATTGATCACAGGATCATTATGGGTAAGTGTTTTCCTAGCACCATTCAACAGTGGCACTTCAAATCCGTCCACATCTATTTTCACAAAGTCTATGTTGCCTATATGAAAACTGTCAAGTGTTCTGCATTTGATATCACCATCTATGTTTTTGAGAACTGTTGAATTAAAATCTTGTTGTGCAGAATGTTCTTTGTCTGAAAGACCATAGGGAAATAAGGTCACGTTGGTCTTCTGTATATTCCTTTCAAAGCATTCTCTGAAATTGGGGTTGGGTTCAAAGCAGATCACTTGTTCGAATTGCTTTGCTAGTGGCCTTGTCCACTGTCCTATGTTGCTACCTATGTCGAGACAGGTACGCCAACTTTCAACGTATTGAAGTGCGGCATTTCTTTGAAGTTCTTGTCCGCCGCCTGCATCTTCTAGATGGGTAGGTGCTGTGTGCTGTCCATACAACACCCAGAAACTGTTCTTATTCATCCTGTGGACTCAACTGCTTGAATCTTCTTTGTAGGTCTGTGTTAGGTAATGTTGCAGACAACATCCTGTTAAGTGCCTTTATGGTGTTTTGTTTCTGTCTTACATTTAAATTTCTATAGTTGGCCACTGCTCTTCTAACATTACGATAGTTTGCATCGTTGATGTTAAGTGCCCTCTCCAGTTGTGTTAGATTACTGTAATGGTTCTCCCAAGTTCTCATGTACCTCCTTAGGGCCATTACTGGGACAGGTTGTCTCTGCCTCAAGGCCTGTGCCTGATTCTTGTTCTTGAGTTTCTTTGTGATCTCCGGATCACCTGACACTATGGCCAGCATGTTGGCCAGGTCGTTGTTGATCATCCTCACCTGATCGAACGTGCCTTTTGCCATTGTTTGATCTGTGTACATTTTGGTAAAATTCTTTGTGTCTTTCAATTGGCTCATTAAGGCCAGTGCTAGGAAACTGAGATATATCCTCTCTGTGACCTCTGGGAAAGTGAATCTCTGCAAGTCACTATGCCTTCTAATGACTTTGCCCTCAGATACATACTTTAAAAATGGAGTTAACATACACATATTTATAGAGCATATGCAAAGAAATTTTATTCTTACTGATGTGATGAAGACCGGCTACCATATTGAACTGGAGCAGTTTATCAATATGAACACTTTAACAGACCAACAGTTTGATATGACCGGGGAGTATTACAGTCTACACAATTATGATCTAGACTCTTATGATCGTAGGTTTGCCATAATAGACTGTAGACTAGATAACGACAGGTTGAAAGATAACACCGAGTTCCACGCAGAATTAAAAAGGCGTTGCGAATTATTGCACAGCCAAGGATTTGTTTTCATTAAATCAAACCCATGGGAATCACTTGAAAATATTAATAACACTCCACAATACCCTGAGATAGAAATAGATCATATAAAGTGGACAGGCGGAGTAAGTTGGTTCTGGTATTACATGTACAACAAACACCAGGATAAGACTTTCAACTTCGATCATTCAAACAAAATATATGATTTCTTATATCTCAACAAGATGCCAAGGGCACACAGGAATAAACTTTACAATAAATTATTGGACAAAGGCATACTTGAAAACAGTCTACATACCAAATGGCCCGACAGGAAACTTCCCACAGAGTATGAACTGCCGTGGGCACAGGACTATCCATTCCGCGGCCGGGATCAAGACATATACGAGAAGCCATACAACGACACTGCCTGTAGTATTGTTTCAGAGACCAACGACAACGACTTCGAAGTGTTCATGACAGAGAAAATATGGAAGCCTATCATAGCAAAACAGATATTCATAGTGCATGGCAACTATCTATACCTGCAGAAGTTGAGAGAAATGGGTTTCAAAACATACAACAATTACTTCGAGGAAGTGTATGACTTGGATAGAGATCCTGATATTAGGATTGATACTATTGTTAATGTATGTGATAGATTGCGTGATGCTCTGTGGCAAGACATATATCTACAAAGTCAAGCACTACGTCAATATAATTTTGATAACTTTTTTAATCGAGAGAAGTTAGGTGAGCAAGTTAATAAAACTTTGAATCTATTTCTTGAATTTGCTGACAGCAGTCAAGTTTCTTCTTGAGAATCCTAATCTATCTACAAGTTTAACAGCACTACCAGATTTGTCAACAGCAACAAATCCTTCTGGTTCTGTTACCTCTAGTCCGCCATCAGTCTGTTGGAAAGATCCTATAGCCATTGCTTGGTTCATTTTCTTCAGCACAAAGCCTTTCATTTGTTGGACCGCTTTGTAGAAAGTCAACATGGCCTGTAATGGTTTCTTTGCCCGGTTAAGGAACACAGGCATCTGTTTCATCTTGTCTTGTCTCAACTGTAAAGCCTTCTGTGCTTTGAGTCCTGAGATCTGCTGTTGCATTCTATCTGTGTAGAACTTTCTGAAGCCTTGTAGGAACTGATTTACGTTGCTCGGAAGTTCTCCTTGCTTGACCATTGCGTTGATGTACATCTGGAACATAGGAATAAAGTCCTGGTTCTGTACTAGCACACTTGATAGGTTTCTTGGCACGTTGTTCAATAGTGCTTCTAGTTTCTCAATGCTGTTGTAAAACTGTTTTGTCTCTTCGTCTGTGAACTTGGCACTGCCTGACACGTCTTTGTATGTTGCGTTGTCAAAGAACACGTCATTGCTTTTAGCAAACGAACTTACATCTGCTCCACCGGATGCTGTCATGTCTGCTAGTGTCTCGCCGTTGTATGTTGTGTGGAATATGATTCCCACCTTTGCCCTGTCTATCTGTTTTGCCAGGTCACCGCCCTCAGGCACTGCGTATGTTATTGTGTTGGGTGTAAATGTTAAGTGAGGTTTTCCACCTATGTTCTTCCTTGTGATATCTTCGTCTGTGTAAAGTAGATCTCCCTGCACTACTCCCTGAATGTTTAACTTCTTTAAGTGTACTAGACATTTTAACAACTTCTGTCCTAGGTCGTCTGTGCCATGATTGTTTGCTATGTCTTTTTTAGTGTAGTTAATTTTTGGAGATTGTGCAAACACCGACTTGGTGCCAACGAAGAATTTGCCGTTGTCTGGGTTTGTGCCGCACACCACAGCAGGTGCACCATCCCATTTAACTGAAACACTCATGGCTTCTGAACTTGATCCTTTAAGTGTGAGTAGCAATCCTCTGAAGTATTCCACAACTGCCTTACCGCCCTCGTAGCCGTCAGTTATGACTATGTCTTCGATGTGTTCAAGGTGTGTCCGTTTAAACTCTGTTAGGACATCTTCTATCAACATGATTAGTCCTCTTTGTATTCGCCGTCTTTGATTTTAAGTACGTTAGTTTTTACGTCTCTGTTCTCTCTGATACGTGCAACACCTTTGCTGAACTTTGATGCGTCCATGTTTTTCAGTGCTGAATTGAATTTTTTCTCTAATTTGAATGCTGTGTCTTGGTCGAAGTTCTCTCTTATATAGGTCATAAGTCTTATTGCTGATTCCAATATGTGAGAAGCACGGCTCTCCACGACCTCTTCTTTGTCTCTTTTTAGAGGCATTGAGCTCAGTTCTTCTAATAAACTTCTAGTATGTTTTTGCATATACGGTATTTACTTCTTATTGTAGCACAATTTAAGTATAAGTCTACTAGGTTTTACGGTAAATGAAGTATTTTCGTTGGTTTGTATCGTCTCTAATGTCTAAAATCTTTAATTGGAACATCTCAGACAGTTCTATAATAAACGGAACGTTCCATGCATAGAATTCTATCCAATCTGCCTCTGGTTTATCGTGTTGCACCCCAGGATTAACACGGAAGAACATAGTGCCACCGTCTGCCAGCAAATCCACACACCTGCCAACTTCTGCTATTATCTTGTCCCTGCTACCGAAGTTCACTGAACCCAAACAAAGTATCACATCAAACTTCTGATCTGTCCTGTATTCTAGTGTGCCAACTTCTATGTCCGCTAGATTATTGTAAGGGTCTATGCCAATAAGGTTATCTATCTTGCCTTTGAATTCATTGTAACCACAACCAACATCAAGTACGGCTCTAGGCTTCAAGGCGTTAACTTCATCTATCAGTGCAAGTCCAGAGTACTTCCATTTTTTCATGTCGTTCTGCCAGTACTTTGAGAAGTATTTGTTTAGGCAGGCATCATCTATGGCTTCAGCATATTGTTCTAGTGTGTCGCAACGTTTTACTTCCACCCCAAACGTTTCTTTTATAAATGGTTGTGTGACTTTTGTAAGGTCATTTTGACTGTGACCTAACAGTTTAGCAAAGATTCTTTTGTTCATGTGTTAATAGTATATTATACTAAAACAAAAGTCTAGATTCTTTTTTTGATTTGTTTAGAAAGTATTTTGTCAGTTGTATCAGTTTTGACTCCTGTTATAACCAACATTGGGCGAGGCTTGTTACTGGCGTTTGCTGTTGCGTGTGGAATATTTGGCCAATCAAATGTGTGAATATCTCCTGCTCTCCACCTAGTAAACTGTTCATTACCATACATAATAAATTGTCCTGGTTCCCAATCCTGCAACATAATCATTATTCTAATAACATTTTTAGGATCAGCGTCTAGGTCGTACAACTTGTCAATGTGCATATTAAGAACTTCTCCAGTGAATTGAATGTGTAGTTTGCTTCTAACAGATTCAAGTGCAAAGTAGTCTGTCATCTTTTGTAGTGTGGGGCATTTTGTAAAGTCTTTCAGTCCTCTGTATATTGTCATCTTGGGATCAGCACCTGCCATCTTAAGATCATTCTCTTCTGCTTCTACATTTATATTAGTATTTTCTCTGCCCGTACCTTCTCTGCGATTTGACCAGTTCAAAGGTTTAGCATCGTTAATTACTTTCTGTAATTCTGTTTGCCACCCGCCTGTAAATTTTCCTAAATGCTTAACACAATCAGTATCTGTGTGCCATTTGTTGAAGTGATAATTGCTTCTTGCTTTTGCGTCTTCCCAATTACTTGTAGACATATACCTGTATTCCTTTGTCTGCGTAATTATGTATCCTGCCTTTGGTATCAGGAAAACTTATTTCTAATAACCTGCAAAGGTCTACATTGTCTTTTGGTTTATGAATTTTGTCTTTGTTATCTTTAATGAACTGCATTATGTCCTTGTTTTCATTTTGTATGTGTACCCACATCTCATCTAGATTTTGGAAGTGTCTGTAGTTTGGATATGTTATATTGAATTCACCACAAAGTTTCCACCACTCCAAACATTCGTAGTCATTCCTGTACACCATGACTATTGGATGTCCGGATTGTTTAAGCACATCAAGTTGGTGTGCAAATGTGTGCGACTTAACAATACGTTTGCCTTTGCCAGAAAATGGGCCATCCCAATTAGTGTTTTCAAACTCCATGTCTGGATCCCAATATGCACCAATGTGCATAAGGTGTTTGCGTCCAGGGGTATCAGCATCGTGGAAGTAGCGTCTCTCCTCGGAGTAGTCAGAGTGATCTATGTCATCACTCCAGTAAATGTTTTTAACAACACTACTCCACTTTGATCCTGGTGCCCCTGTAAACAAAATATACATCTACTTGGTCAACTCTTCCTTGTAGATTGCATTGTATCCTAATTGATTCTTTCCAAAATCAGATAGTGTTTTCAATGCACCTGGTGTAATGAATGACTTCAGTGTTCTCACTGCGGCGTCACCCTCTGCACCTGTTCTCCATTCGTACTTGCCCACTTTCTTTTCGATAGCGGCAACTGAGTCTGGATCCTTGATCATCTTGTCCAATGCGTCAACAAGTTTTTGTTTGTTTGGATTACCTGCGTTTACCCAGAATGCTTTCTGTAATGCATCTCTCCAACTCTTGACAAGTTTGTATGCATCATAGAAGTCACCACTTGGTGCAACACCGTATGTGGATTCATATAGTGCTTCAAATGTTGGTTCTGTGAAGTTAGGATCCTTGTCATGCTCACCTGTTTTCACATTTAGTAGTCCATGATGGAACCATGTGTATGCGTCACCTTTTTTAATCACAGGCAACACGTGTTTCTTATATGCGGCAGGATTTTCTCTTGTAGCATTTAAGTCACCTCTAATGAAAGCAAGTCTTCTCTCAGACCCTTTCATACCTTTTACCCAAACAATCTTTTCTTCAAATGTTTTTACTGGATCACCGTTTGGTCCTGTAAGCAACATAACGATTGCCATGATCTCTGGAGTCATTCCAGATCCAGACGGAAACTGTATAGGTCCATTAGTAGTGTCCGCTTTATTTCTTGCACCAACAATGATGTTTAGATTCATGTGTCCAATTGATTCCCAGTCAAAGTAATTGTACTCAACAGGCTCTACAAGATACGATATACCGTTACCACCATGTGATACTAATATAGTCTTGTCATCAAACCTTAATTCTTTTTGGAACTCATTTGGTCCTACTTGGTTTCTTGCACCCGGTTTATAGATCAAATTGATCTTTTCACCAAGATGTTTCTCCCATTCTGCTACAACTATCTGTGCCCACACAGAAGTTCCACCAGATGGTTTTTGTGGCACAATTAAATTATAATCTGCCATGGCTGTTGTTGTCATTATGAACAAAGCCGTTATTATTTTCTTAAGCATAGTTTAGTCTACTCCGTTTTGTTATTCCCCAATATAGTAAAAGTATAACACAAACCATTATAGAAATAAAGAGTGGTCTTGTGATTAAATCATTTACAGTATGAAGTGATGTTAATTGGTAAGTGAGGTTGTATATCCTGTCACTTAACAGGAAGCCAATTAGTAGTGCTGGCCTACTAACTTGGAATTT